CAGAAAATGTATGCAAAGCCGATGGTCACTTCTGCGCGACTGACACAAATTGTCACCCAAGGACCCGCGAAATATAAGGCTTTCGGGGCGGCGTGGAGCGCAGATAGTATAAGGTTTGTAGAGCGAGACAAAGTCAATAAACAGTAAAACAGTAGGGTTGCAGGGCGAAGTGTTTTCATTCCTCACCTTCCCTGAATAATATCCGGCAGTTTCTTGACCGCCTCAAAGAACTCGTCCAGTGAATGTGTGCCGCGACCGGCGAATGCGTTGAATAGGCGATTGACAGGATAGAGCCCGGAGCGCTTGATAAACTCATCCAGCATCGCATGCATACGCGGGAGGTCTCTCTTCTCTGGGTGAAGTTTTGTCTTTCGGATAACCCAATTCTCCCACTCCACGTGAAACTGGGTTTTGAATTTTTGGTCTTCGTCTTTGGCTTTTTCCGAAGGAAGCGTTGCGGCGGGATCGCCGCTCTTTGGCGCGGCGGTTTTGTTATCGCCGCGCAACGTTTTAGATGCAGATGCAGATGCAGATGCAGATGCAGATGTTATGTTTGTTATCGGTTTGTTATCATCTCTTGTTATGGCTTTGTTATGCCAGCGAGAAGCCATTCCGCGCTTTCCAGCCTCACTTCTGGCTTCTCCTATCTGCCGTTCTTCCAAAGCCTCTCTATACATACGGCGACAATAGATAGTGCCATCCTCAAAGCGGGAGAATACCTTTTCGCGTTCCAGTTCTGTTATGAGTTTGTTATCGCGTTTGTTATACCCTTCGTATCGTTTGTTATCGTTTGTTATCGGTTTGTTATCGGAGACTGGTTTGCCGTGCAGCAGCGTTCCCCGCGGATTATTCATCCACATCTCACACAGCATATCCATCCAGAGTCCCATCGCCGCGCGACCGCATCTTCTCAATTCAGGGCAACCAAGCCAATCTTTCACATAAAACGGCATAGAGGGTCGCAGGTCTTCTTTGTTCGTATATTTCACGTTCAAGCTTTTCTAACGCGCTTAAGGCGCTTGTCAATTAGACTTTTATATTCTTCGGCAATCTCTATGCCGCAGTAATCGCGTCCGAGTTGCGCGGCTACGGCAAGGGTCGTGCCACTGCCAGCGAAGGGGTCAAGTATCAGACAGCGCCCTGAGCCGTCATTCTCGGAACAGGAACAGGTCGGCTGCCAGCCGAGAGTCTCTGCAATCTTTGTCGCGTGTCCGTGCTTGGCAAATCCTGGACTACGTCCCATTCCCTGTGGGTTTTGTTGTCTGATAAATGATGTCGGCGGTCTTGGACTTTCCCTATAATCGGGTCTGGTTATCCTCTTCCACGGGCTGCCGCATTTCGGGCAAGCCTTGTGGCTGCTGCCTGCCAGTATGCAGCGGCGCGGTAGTTCGGGAGGAAAAACGGCGAAATGTGCGCCAGAGTAGCCGACTGTGGGAAAAATCCAAGTATCCCGACAATTTCTACCTGATTCATTAGGGCGAACAGGTCTGCCTTCCCTGAACATAGAGGTAGCGCCATATTGTTGTTTGCCATCGTGTCCGCCCATCTCAATATACTTATGGCTTGATTCTCTGAATACAGGACCTCCCCAGCGATTGAGCGGCTCGGTATATTTCTCCTTGATGGCTTCGGAATCATAGTAATAGCGCGCGCTCTTTGTCAGCATCAAGATGTGGTCGTAGGATTTTGACGGGCGGTCAGTAACGCTTTCAGGCATCGGATTCGGCTTGACCCAGATAATATCCGAGCGCACATACCAGCCGTCAGCCTGAAGCGCAAGCGCAAGGCGGGCGGGAATGAGGCAGAGGTCTTTATTCTTCAAGCCAATCTCTTTCCCACGAGGGTCTTCAAGCGGTCTATTCCCAGCGGCAAATTCATCTTTTCGTCCGTCAAAATATCTATTGCGTCCTTTGCCACCCATTGTATTATACGCATCTCCGATATTTACAAAACACACGCCATCCTTGCGCAAGACGCGGCGAACCTCGCGGAATATCTGAACGATGTGTGCGATATACATTTCAATTTGCGGCTCAAGCCCTAACGCGCCACGCCAGCCGTCAGACCAGTCAACATCCTGCTCGCCTGCATATTTGCGCAAGCCCCAGTAAGGAGGAGAAGTAACTACGCACTGCACGCAGCCATCGGGCATTCCCGCCAGCCCCTCCCGCACATCGCAGTAAAGCACCTTGTTGCGCCAGTCTGCCACTTGTCAACCCTATCTATCCAACAACTCCAGTTGGTCGGGGGTATATTCAGTTGGGGCTTCGTTACCCCACACATCCCATCCCTTATGCCACTCGCGGGCGAATAGTTCTATGCGTTTGGCGTCGGGGAACATCCGCTCTAACGCGCTTGCGGCTATGACAACTCCCGCCTGTCATAGCGCCTCCTCAAAAGCCGTCGGCAACTGCCCTGCCTTATTTCTTTATGCCTCTAATCCAGAGGGCATTCGTCTTATATCTGCTACTTGCACATCGTGAGGCTGATATGTTGCTGCAAAAATATCGGGCTTAACAGGATATTGCTCTCCTTTGATTCCCGTAACTATCCAATCGCCGGGTTCAGCAATCATCGTGCCTTCAAGTGTGTGAATTTCGACCCGCTCTATTGTCTGAAATGCCTCAACAACAATAGGTTTCTTTACAAATTTCGCCATCTCATTCTCCTTTCCACAGCGCCTCCTGCGCCCTTCTAACGCCCTTGGTCATAGCAACTCCTGCCCGTCAAGAAGGCTGCCCCGCCCCGCGTCAACTTCCAATTCGCACTTTACTTATTATATTCCCGTAACATCTTTCCTTTCGCCTTTGTGCCTCGCGCAACCTTTTTTCTTCTGCCTTTTCAGCATCGAATTTCGCCTTGCAGAGACCGCATAAGCGAACAGTATTGACGACAAACACTTTTTCAAAAAATCCTATTTTTCTCTCACACAGATTACACCCAAAAAGCGAATCAGCCATCTCGCTCTCCTTTCCATAAAGCCTTCTGCCCCGCCTCTACCTCGTTAGCCTTTTGTGTTTTCAGGAAAATAATCCCACTCCCATCGCTCGTCTTTTGCTAAACCGCCTCTTCTGTTCCTATAAGAATAACACGTCATTTGCCCAAATTCACCTTTGTAACTTCTGGCTTCATTTAGAGACTCACAAGCGACCAGAACAGTAGCATTATCAGTATCGCATATTGGCTGACAAGCGCGACCATCATATAAAACATACGTGCGCTTCCTTTTCTTACTCATTCAGTTTCTCCTTCCCATAGTGATGCCTGCCCTGCGTCCACTTCCGCCAGCCGCTTCTCAATCCTATCTCTCTACCGCCTCGCGGCGTCGCTATAAGAGTTCCGCCTGCACTAACCGGTCTTTTTTCACGAAGGCAAATCCGCAATCAGATGAACACAAGTCCGCCGGTTCTGCTGGAAAGTTTTCACAAAATGGCGGTCTGTTTGCGTAAATCCCACAAGTGGCGATGCCATTTGTAACAGTCAGGTGTGGGCAAGTGAAGTCTCTTTCGTTCTCTTCAGCAGGAAAAATGTCAAGTGCAAAACTCATCGCGGGATGCTCCGCTATAAGACCTTTTAGATTGCAGCATTTACCGCATCGTTTGCAAGCGCCTATACGTAACCATCCCGTTTGTTTCACAAGAGTTCCACCTGCGCCTTCAGGATTTGACCGCGCCGTCCGCGTTTGTCAAAAAGAATCAGAGCACTATTTGTGATTTCTGCGAAGTTCCTGGAGGATTGAATAGAGTCGCTCCTCGATACTTTTCGCCACTTCAATAATGCTATCCATTTTCTTATTAATACTGTGCGCGCGCTCATAAGTTCCCACGATACAAACACAAACAATAATCGCAAAAACAAGTCCGAGAAACCCTATCAAACCTTCCATCGTTCTCTCCTTTCAAGCCTTGACGCTTCCATCTTCTATCACCACGCTACATTCTGCGCCTTCTCCGACCCGCTCCAGCCAGACCTGAGCGCCTGCCTCTGCCGCGAGTACTCCGAGCGCTTTCAGGCTGTCGTCATCCAGAAGTGAGCCGTCCCTGCACAGCATTATTTTGAGTTCAGGGTTCTGCGCGAGTCCGATGGCGACTGAGACCTTGAGTTGCTCTGCGCTTGAGCACTGGGAGAGCGGGATAGTGTTCAGCGATATGCCAGACTCGTCAACAGCGAGCCCCGGGACCGGCATTTTCGCCTCGGCGAGCATCTTTGCCTTTGCCGCGTCCAGTATCTCTATCTCTTTAGCGAGGCGGGCTGCTTCGCCTTTTGCGCCATCAAGCAGAGTCCCGACCTTCTTATAGTCTTCATTCGCTCTGACCTTCGCGTTGATGGCATCGGCATTCCGTATCTGTTCTTGGAGTGAGGCGGTATTGATAGGTTGAAAATTCGCCGCCATTTCTAACGCCACCTTTTCTTCTTCTAACGCTGCGGCAAGTTCCTTCTGTAATCGTTCGACTAATTCTACTGCTATCTTTGCCGCGAATTGCTTCTTTTCGCATTCCGCATTGTGCCGCAGGGCGTTCTGGAGGCGTGTGGCGGCATTGTCTATGGATACTTCCTGCTCTGGCGCATCCGAGTACCACTGGAGGGCAGCCAGGCGGCTTTCCGCCGCCTTTGCGTCCCTGTTGGTATTCGTTCTTTCGTCATAGAGTTCTTTTCGCCTCTGGTCAATCTCTGTGGTATCGAGTCCTGTCATCCGCCGGAGGATGTTAGCCTGTTCGCGTTCCCCTGCAGGGCTTTCTCCGAGGCGGGCAAATGCAAGCGGGTCGAAAGACATTGAATTCGTCAACCCGTCCAGCAACGCCTGCGGGCTCGCGAACTTTGCGCCCTCGCGCGTGGAGACTTCAAGCCGGTCTGTCTTTTCGGTCATAATGCGCCGTATGATTATCTCATCCAGTTCGACCGTTATCTCCGCTTTCTTCTCGCCTTTGCGAATCGGCTCAACAGGGAGAGCCTTCTTGCCGGCGAGCGCATAGTAAATCGCATCAAGCACAGAGGACTTACCCTGTGCATTCTTACCGCCGATGATGACCAGATTGCCCTGCGGGTCCGGCTTTATCTCCACAGCCACAAGACGCTTCACATTCTCCGCCTGCAAGCGGATGATTCTGCTATTCGCCATTTTTCACCTCGCTTTCAATTCCCTTCATCAATGCGGGAATCTTGCCTGTCTTGTATATTTCCTCTAACTCGCGGTGCGCCCATTCGCCCATCGTCTGCCCTGAGGGAAGAACCATAAAACCCAAGAATTCGTCGTCTATCGTCGTCAGACCGATTGTGATAGCCTCTAATTTCGCCTTGACTACCAGAACCAGTGCGCGCCACATCTGGAGAATTGATTTTATATATTCTCTTTCTAACGCTTCGGACTTTCGCCTTCTTCCCGCAGGACTTATTGCCACATCGTTTTTGGAGGGAAACCTGATTTTCATTCTTATAAGCCGCTTATTTATCGCGAACCCAATCAGGACGCCCTCTGAGCCGTCTTGCGCGGTTCCCCAGCCGAAGGCGATTTGAGTGGCTCCATATCGTCTCAAAATATTCTGGAGTTCCGCCTGTGACCTATCTACTGAAACTCTCGTATTTCGCGCGAATTTGCCAGGCATAACTATTCCTCTTTTTCTTCCTCTTTTCCGAACTTTATTCTTACCCTCTTCGTGACCTTGAAGCCGAGAATAAAATCGCCGCACTGAAGTTTTCCAACTTCCTGGTCGGATTCCGAAAGTCCGAGAACGAATCCCTTGATGGTATCCTTGACTTCCGCCATTAGGTCGTTGTAGATTTTCGCCGCCTCGCTGTGAATCTCTATCTGCGCGAGTTTCTTCTCCGTTTCCTTGTCTATGAGTGTCGGATACAAATTTTCTACAATGTTCTTCTGACCGTCTTTCTTCTTCATACCTCACCTTCCTTTCTCTTTTCAATCAGTTCCAACTCTTCTTCTTTCAGTAGCCATAACGCGCCCCTGCATTTTTTAGATGGCGCGTCAAACCGAACAAACCAAGTCCCCGGCGTATCACCTGCGCTTTCAATCACTCCTTTGAGCCGAGGCTTGAGAAAACAACGCCTTATGGTTACTACGCGGTCCCCGATTTTGAGCATCAGTTGTCTCCCCATTCAACAATTATTTCGGTCCGCGCCTGCCCGTCCGTCTCCCACTTTTCCTTTACCACTTTCCAGACCTGGGCATCATCGCGGAAGAGAATGCCCTTCAAACCATCCGAAAGTGCCTTCTCCAAATTATCAACATCAGGGCGGGTTATTTTTTTCAGGTCTACCCCCGCGGTCGCCTTTCGTTGCCGTGACTTCGGTTTGGAAAAGTAGAACTTTGCGGTTAGACTGACCGCGCCTTGAAGCAGGGACACCTGCTCTTTTATCATCGTCTCTGCTACTGCGGCTCGCACGGAATCTGCGTAGTTCAGCACAACTTTGGGTTGGTATGTACCGATGAAATTTCCGCGCTTGAAGAACTTCATCGCTTGCTTTGCTTTTGGCTCGCCGAGAATTGTGAAGGATAAAGTCATTCCTTTTCAGCCTCCATTTTCTTCGCCGTTTGTATCAATCCCACTTCCGCAATCTTCTTCTCACAATCCAGACATACACCTTTCCAGATTGAGCACTTGCCGCAGAGTGGTTTTTCGCAGAGAAAACACTCGCGATGCGTCAAAGGCAATTCACGTTTGCATCGGTCACAGAAAATCTTTCGTTTGCTCATTTTGTCTTTCTAAATTCAAGCCGCGCAGGCGCCGAAACTGAAAGAGTCAATAGAAAAGTCCGGCGCGAGAGAGGACAAATCTCTCGTGGTCTGCGCGGCGATGACAACTTTTACAAAGCGTCACGAGATTCGTCAACTTGCTATTCTGCTTATTGCCGTCCATATGATGGACATCCAGTCCGCCCTTGCGAATAAACAGTCCTTTGGGAAGTCCGCAATTTTGACAAATATATTTATCTCGCTTCAGCGCCTTTTGTTTGAGGGCGCGATTGAAAGAAGGAGAGTAAGGTTCAAAAGACTTGCCGCCCTGCCAGTTGCCGCTTTTTTCGCCCGCAACTGCTTCGCTTATCTTTTGCCGTGTTGCTTCAGAATGATGTTTGCCAAGAAAATACTTATTGCCCTTGTGTGCTTCTCCTATCTTTCTGCGCTGCTCTTTTGTCGGCTGATGACCAGATGAAAATTGAGAATGCGCTGGTCTCTTTTTTTGTGTCTCGCTTATTTTCTTTTTATGCGCAAGAGAAAGATGCTTACCCTTCCCACTATACATTTCAGACCATCTTGTCCTTGCTTCGGGATGCTCTTGAAAATATCGTTTCGTGCCTTCACGCAATTTTTGTCGCGTCTTTTCAGAGATGGGTTGCCTTTTTATCATAGCAAATCCCTATTTTTCTTCACGGACTGCGCGGCTAAAATATGGAGCGCCTCTGGTGAGGACTCGCGCTTTCAATACTTTTGTCACCTTTGGCGCTCCTGTTTACAGCAGTTTGCCGCTACTTTTCTTCGGCTTCGTTTCTACCATCAACTGATTCGCAATCGTCTGAAGCACAAGCGCGGTCTGACCTGCGAGTGATAATTTATCATCCGCGCCTGCTCCCAAACAGATTTCTTGAAATCTCTGGGCTGTTGTCCGCGACTTCTGCGTTTGCCAATCCACCGCGATGTTGAAAATCAACTCAAACGGCTCCTTGGCACCTTCGGCGAGAAAAGATTGGTCTTGCAGGAGGAGATATTCAGAGAGCGGGGCTCTGTCATTCAGGTCGCAGAGTTTATCGCTCGGATGCGGCGACTCAGGAGGCGCGACAGGCGGCGTTTCAGGCTTGGAATCAGGAGGAGGCGCATAGCCGCCAGGACCAAATTCGTCAGGGTCAAACTTCTTTTCTTCTTTGCCGTTCTTTTCAGGTTGATGCCGGCCCGGGGCGAGCGCATCTACCGGAGGCTCACTTGCCGGCAAAAGAATATCAATATCGCTGATAGGATATGTTCCGCCCGATTCAGAACGACTCTCAATCTCCATTGCCTCTGCCAGTTCCGGATTGCGCGGAAGATAAGAGATTAGACGCCTTACCGCCGTCTTCAGACACATTTGTGGGAAGTGCGTAACCCAGGGTCCATCATCTTTCGCGCGCGATTGACTGCGAGTCTTCTCGATTTCTTTCCGGGAGACATACTTCCACAATCTCCGTCCACTCTTCAACCACGCGATCGCGTAAGCGCAAATGATATTATCATCTGTCTCCTGTTCTGCGGTATGCGTCGGTTTGTGGGTCAGAATTTGCTCTCCAAAATCCTGCCCGAACTCATCCCCGCGATAAACGAGATAAGGCATAATCGCCTCTATCCGCCCATCTCTCGTTGCCAAGTCAATCAGGGCATCGTAGCCGATTATGAGAACGGCTTCTTTGTGCCCCGAATACTTATTCTTGAACGGCACGAGCGCAGTATTACCGCGAGTGGGGTCAATCCCTAATTTAGCGCAGGTAATAAATCCATTCAAGATGGAGAGTGCGGAACATTCGCGCAAGCCCGGGGTTTTCAGAACCGCCATTAGGGCTAACTGCGCCACCTTCTCAGGCGTCATATATCTCGCCATCAACTGCGGGAACTGGTGAAGTCGTTGTTGTAAAAGTTCCGCAAACTTCAATTCCTCACTTTTCTTCGCTATCGCTGTCTCTGTCATCTTTTTCTCCTTTCCTTCTGAGCGGTTAGTTTTTCACCTTCGGCATAACGCCGTTGAGAACTTTTTCTATCGCGCAGGGGTCAATGGAGAGTAAAAGTCCCTCGTTGATTTTCTGCGGCGGGCAAAGGCGAAGAAAAGTCCGCCATTTGATTTTCAATTCATCTGCGAGCGCAACCGCTCCGGCGATGGTAGTGATTTTGCGCGCCTTTGTGAGTTGCCAGTAACAAACGCCGAAGTCATCCAGAATAAACTTTATCGCCCCTGCCTTGTCAACTGCATCGGCGTAAACTTTGGCACATTCGGATGCGGTCATACCTTTACCTCCTGTTATTCCCAGCCGCTTGGTCTGTGAAAGAGCCACAAATAGAGCCGCCGTAGCCAACCTTTCCTTCTGCGCCACTTCTCATACCGCCTTGGAGTCATACTATACGGAACGCCTTCTACCATAATCCGAGGTGGAGGCGGTTCAGTAACAGTGACCAATAATGGCGGCGATTGCCTCAATGCCGCCGCCTCTCTGCTCGCCTCTTCCATCATCAATCTTTTCGTCAACCAATCGTAGTATTTCTGCGCCTCTTCGGGAGTGCCGCGAAAAAGTTCAAACCAATATTCTACCTCCCCAATTTTTGCCATGTTTGCCGTGACGAATTCGCCCGAAAATGCGATAGATTCTACATAGACGGAATTGATAAGAGCCTTGCCATCGCTACTTTTTATCCACATCTGCCTGTCCTTTCTTTATTACCAGTTTCTTTACTTCGCTTTTTTCAATAACTCCTGCCTCATTCAGCGCCGTCAATACTTCTCGTACATTCGCCGCGCCCTTTTGCTTCAGCGCCCTTTCTTTTATCGCCTGTTCCAGTTTCTCTTTGACGATTTTGAAAACCGACGGCATTTCGTCTAATAGGTCTTCAGGAGTATCCGCGCCGAAGTGCTTTGCCAGAATTCCCAGAGTCGTCGTGCTCATTAGTATCTTTCTCTGCTCCTGTGGCTCCAATGTGAGCACGCGCCCATCGGGAAGAGCAATACTACCTGCGCCCTCTACCGCCTCTTTGGTCAGGTCGTGGTATCGTTTCAGCGCCGCAGTCGCCACCTGATAAGCGGGATATGCAGCGGCGAGGCGCTCGGGGCTCACAGGTAGATTATCTGTGGCTTGGTCGCCGAAGATGGCGACTGCTTGCCTCACCATCGCAGTCCGAGCCGCGCACGTCCACTGACCGGGGCAGTAAAGGCAATGCTCGCCCGGAGCGAAAATGTCGCTTACCAGACATTCTTCGAGTTTCTTTTCCCACGCGGCAAGTTGCTCAGGCGTGACAATTTCCACATCATAGAGGTCCCGGGTCTGGAGCCACGCAGTAATAATCCGTCCGCCTGAAAAGATAGAATGCTCTGGCATAAGGAAATGAGCACGCGCGAGCCAAAGGTAACCTTTCAACTGGTCTGAATAATCGCGGTCTGCCCATCCGCTCTTCCAGTCCAGGATTATCAGTTCGCCCTCTGCGGTGATTCCCACATAATCTGGCGTGCCACTCAACTCGCCGTCTATTATCTCCCTCTCCACAGCGAAGGTCCGGGAAACAAGGCGAATCTTTTTCCAAATATGGAGTCCATTCCAGACGAGCCGCTTGTCCTCTTCCTGCACTTCAGGAATGCCATCTGTCAGGTCTCTTTCTACGATTTTACGCATCGCCGCGTGAACGCGCCTACCTGTTTCCGCCTCAGGGGAAGTGCTCTCAATCTCAATCTCCGCCTCTTTCGCGCTGGCGGGACACCGCATAATGCGCGGAAGTGCAGATGCGTGAATCATCTTGATACCTCCCTCAATATTTTCTGTAGTTCATCTCTCACCCAAAAAGTTATCGGCGAAACTATTCCTTCAAAAGTGGTTAGCCGCGTCAACTCCTTATCCGCTTTCATTATTGAATAGTGCAATTTTGTCAGTTCCTTCGCGTGTATCTGCCGCTCACCAACCAGAACGGCAAGGATGTTTCTGACCGCGCCCTCAACGGTTTCGCTATCGTTCCAAGCGAAGCCGTACTCGCGGGCAACCGCTTTCGCCGCCGCAATGTCCGCCTGAATTTCAGCCTCAAAATTGCTGTCAAGTGAGCGGCTATCTACCCTGACAGAAAAGTTCCCGTGTATGAGGGCTCCGCATTGTGGACAATTCATTTCCGCGCCTCAGCCGCTCCTCTGCTCAATATGTAGCGTGACCAGCAGGCTCGCCACCGCGCCACACAAACAAATGAACTGCGTCTTCGGCGCGTCTACCACCATCGCCACGAATCCCCCGCCTGTAGACACAAGCGTTATCAGCAACCAAAAGAACCCGTTCGTCATCATCATCTCCTTTCAGAATGTGCCGGGATGCCAATTTCGCCGTTGTTTGTGACTTTTGCCATCCTTGTAACCCTGCGTATAGTTTTCTTCGGCGAACTTTTTGAGATTCCGTGCAATCAATTCTCTAATAAATTCTGCTATAATTTTCGCCTCAAGTTCATTACGCATAGATTGAACAAAACGCAAAAGCCGGCGATTCTCTTTCACCTGCAATTTTGTGTCCACATCTATCAGAATATCTGCATCCTTATTTGTCACAAATAACATCTCCGCCTCCTTTCAAAAACCCCCTATTTTAGCCCCCATTACCTTTCCCTGCCTACTTGGGTATTTTTTCGCTTCCATTTCCATACCTTCAATTCCATCGTGTCAGGCTTGAAAAAACCACTTGCGAACTTACACATCAAATGCCCCCTTGCGCCTTGCGCGTTAGACCTTGACCGTTATTTCCGCCATCCAACTGATTGTCGGACTGTATGTTTTGAGTCCCTTCGCTATCCCTTTTGCTATTGCCTCAACTGTCTTTCTATCCTCGTGCTCAATAGTGAACGTCCGGGACTCCGCATCCTGTACTTCTCGTGGAATATGCACAGTAACCATTTGCCGATAGTAAAGCGCAGTCTGCGGCTTATACTTCAACTCCTCTTTTATAATCCGATTCAAGTTCATCATCATCGCCTCCCTTCCTCAAAAAAGAAACCCGCGCCCGCCGGTTGAGGAGCAGCGGCTGTTTTGAGAGACAGATTTTTCGCGGGCTCGTTTGTTTTCTGCTTCCTCAACTGCATCCTCAACATTCCTTCCCTCAACTCTATTGGCAAATATAATGCAGGGGTTCACCTTGTCAATAACAATTTAGCGAGAAGGGCTAAATAGTGCAAAATAGTTTCAGGCGGGCAAAAAGGCGCGGCTCGTGGTTCGGGCACTTTATTAGCCGCGCCCTTTGGCAGCGCACCATACGCCGCCTATGATTTTGTCAAGCGTTTTACGGTTTTGTGAAGAGGCATCCTGCGAGCCTGCGCCTCGGCAACTGCCTGTTTTACCTCTGGCGGCGCTTTCTTAATAGCGTTCACCATATCCTCGTTGTCTGCTCGCATACTGGAAATTTTTCGCTTTGCATATATCGCACCTATTCCTAAAAGGGCAACCAAGAGGCTTTCCAGTGCCGTGGATCCACTCAAACCTGAAAAGAGACCCGCTATGCCGGAAAACAAACCGCGGCGCGCCTGAGCCTCCGCGTTCAGGGTCCGCGTATCCCACTCAAAGTCTTCTATCTGCGGTTCGGAAGATGGCAGTCCGGTCCATCTTTGCACCGCCGCCGCTCCTTTCGCGGCTCGCTGCGCCTCCGGTGAAGGGTCGCGTGAGGCTATTATAGCAGTGTCTCTCTTAATGTGCCACACCTCACGCTTGAGCGCTTCGGTCGCACATCCGCAACACCAGAGAACAATCAGCATCGCCACGATTGCAACCCAGATGACCGCGAGAACCTTATTGCGTTTGCTCATTTTGTGACCTTCTTTGCAAACCAATTCTTGCCGCAGAAAACACCGCCGATAAACGCCACAACTCCTACGAGAATTACTGCCAATATCAGAGACATCTTCCTCTCCTTTCTACTTGACCGCAAGCGCTATTCCCGATGCAAGCCCCGTAATTATTGCTGCCTCCACAATCCTCATAAGCGGACTCATACTTGCCAACTTTTTATCAATGGCGTTCAGTCTTATGTAGATGTGCTCAAATTGCTTGTAAGTATTATTGGAAGAGGCTTTCAGCCCCTTCACTTTCTCTTCCATACAACCCTCGCGTTTTCCGCGTTCAAAGTCCTCGGTCATTATTCGCCCTTTCCCTGTGATGTTGAACTTTTGCCGTATAGATTTTTTGAACACACCTTGCAGATGCCCGCTCGGTGAACTGTTCTACATCTACAGACAGGACAGTCCTCTTCAGTCTCGTCTGGCGGCGTTAGAAGCCGTATCGCCTCGTGGCATTTTGAACAATGCGAAAAATCGCGCCCAAATGTCGTTTGAAGAATTTCTAATGCATATCCGCATTTAGGGCAGTATTCAAGCATACTTCACCTTTCTTTCAAAGAGCAAGCGCGGGAGCCAGAGATTAGAGATTGGATTTCACCGCGCCTGCCCTGCGCAATTCTGTGCAGACGCTCGCCGAACTCTGGAATGCACAAATGGTGTATTCCTCATTCGGCAGAGCAAATAACATCCTCGCCTTCAGCGAACCTCCAGCCAAGAGCACCTGCCCTTTTATTGAGCGCCTGCACATATTTCATTCACCTTTGCCACAACCAATCTTGCAACCCCTACGCTCTGAAGCCGCTTGAACGTTGCCTGCTGTCCAGCAGAAAGCGCTACACCTTTTATCGGAATCGGTTGTCCACAGTTTGGACACGTAGTCATTATCTTTCCCCGCAATCCTTGAAACTCCTCGTCTTGTGCAGGTGTCCTCTGTTCGTTGTGTCGTGCCACGAGCCACTTTGCGATGGCGTTTGCTTCCGCTTCTGTCATAGTTTGGAAGCCAGACACACAGGGCTTATGTCCTTGCTGGTCAATAACTACCTTGTTGTCCTTCAAGATTTTGTAGTTCCAAGTTCCACTTGGCAACTGCTCTACTAATTTACTCCACATTTTGCCTCCTATTCTGGAATTTTCTCGTGAACATAAAGCGGCTCGTTTTTGTAGAAGGTATCAAGTAGTCTGCCCAAGATACCCACGGTATCGTGGGGAGGTATTGCAATTTCTGTAATCTCCCTAACCGTCCCGCCAAGAACAAACCTGTGCCAAATTTTACCATCATCTACAGTTACTCCAGTAGCGCTTTCACACCCAAGAGCAAAAGGCATCTCTGAAAGCCAAGTATCCGCTTCAGAATCGTAAGAAATAGCGCTGCTCATAGCAAATGCCGCGTCATAATTAGTTCCCGTCAGAACAGTATGAACGTGCTCTGGTTGCTCAAGAACCACTGCATCGCCGCGAGAGTTGCACAGGGGTGCGGAAGAGAGTTGCGCCCAAGACCAAACATACTGCCCAGTTTTATATGCACAGGACAGTTTGTATAACGCATTCTGCGCCTCAAAAACACCTCCACCCAAATCCAGAAAGCCACCATAAACGAAAAGTTCCCACGCTGTGGTAACTGCATTATATTCTGACCAAGCAACTGCACCAAAAAGTGCACCAAGAGGATGGTCTGGAATTGCCTCGGCATCTGGAAGTGCAGGAGTCCACGAGTTGTCGCCAATCCAGTAACCATAGCACGCTCCAACAGAACTCTGTCCTGCTATAACTGCAATATAGTCTCTTGGAGTAGGAGCATCAGCAGCACTCACCCGTCCTGCTACTGCACTGGCTATTGCCATAGGGCAATCGGCTCTCATAGCCCAAGAACTATCTGTATATCTATACCAACTACCTTGATATGCCGATTCGCTATATCCCGTTCCCGCATAACAATACCAGTAGTAGGCAGAATAGAATGATGCAGCAACTGCTTCGGCAACAGTGGTAGGATAAATTGGTGCCCAGACCCATTCCTTTGTAACTACGTCATATTCTCCACAATTATCAGTATTGTCATAATCCATATCTTTCCCTGTTCGTCCCGTCCCGTAAAGAAAAGACGTGTTAGAAACCTGCATCGCAATCGCACCCTTGCGAGGGCACATAGTCGCATCGGAACCGCTCAACTCTTGTGTGGCGTGTGTGAGAATGTCTATATGTAAAACTGTTGGAACGTAGGAATAGTTTCCTTCAAAATCAATGCCTATTACTAACGATAAATCGGGATTGCCGTATGTGTAACTGGGGGCGTGCAAGTCTATATCAAAGGGTGTCCAAACGCCAGCGCTGAAAACAAGTTCATAATCGTAAAATCCGTCTGGAGTGATAACTCGCATCAGCGGTTTTCCCAAATCCACACTATTTATTGAGCACTTGAGCCAGAACCTGACGTGACTCCACGCTTGCGATAAATCAACTGGGATTGGTGGTTGCCAACCTATGGCGGCATTTCCAAGAACGCTCACAGTAAATTTAACTGACCCAGTAGGTTCTACATAATCTACAGTATCTATCGCTAAAGCACCACCAGAGGGATGCCAATAAGTGGTGGCATCGCATTCGTCCAGAATCTCTTCAATTATCTCCATTCCCACATAATGCGGTGTCGGCAACTGCCTATACTGCCACCAAGCAGAGTTGCACTTCAGTTGATAGCCTTCGGGTGGTGTCGGACTTTGCGTGATAATATCCATTCCTGAAGGAAGCACGCCGCCGCCAGTTGCAGGTTTATTTTTCCACCTCCCGCTTGAAGTCTCATAAGTTAGCACTTCGGTATCAGCAGGACTACTAATTATCACATCGGTATGATTGCCCAAAGCGTGTATAATAAATGTTCCCCACAACAAATCTATCCAGTCCACGCCATCGGAATACGCGGCATTACCCGTGTCCGTATCAATCCAAGTCGTATAGGTAATTACATCATCAGCGTCTGGTCGCTCTGTAATCGGACCGTAAAGAATCAGCATCGGAACTGGTATAACAGGTCGCCAGTTGACCTCTTCGTGGTATATGGCGGTATCGGTATTTGCCTTTGTCGGGTCGCCGCGCAGGTCGCCGGGAATTAGAAGGCAAGCGTTCTGATAGCCGTATGTTATCGCAGTAGGTTCCGTTATCTGATGGTCGGGCGGGCAGGGTAGGTCAACGAAAAACAATCTGCCATCCAAAAATACTCCGCCCTCTCCTTGCTGATTTCTTCCCATATAGAAGTGTGCATCGTGCCAGATATTGAGTAGGCAGACTTTATCAGTATCTTCAGTTGAGGCAATCTCGTCTCCGGGGTCAAGTAAAAGCACATCGCCCCACTGCCCTACCCGCGCAATCCGCGGCGCGACTATCGGCGTTCCATCGTGCGCGCGCAATCCAGCCCCCGGGACGCCGGCATCCGTCAACCAGCCAACGTAGAATTCGCCTCTGATATTCAGCGCCTGCATTATTTTATGGAAGGGGTCTATTTTGTCGCCTAACTGCACGTGCATCGCCCGCACACGCCAGATGTCGTCCAGTTCGCCTTCCTTGCGGTCGCAGAGACGCTGCACGCGCGTTGACGAATTGAAAAGCATATCCAACTGATATTTGTCGTCTATGAGGAGCGGAAGACTATACCGTGCGATTGTGAGACCGCTACTCGTCTGCGTGACGAGAATGTCTTTGCCGCCGCGGACAATTTGTGTGCGTTTGAGTTCGGTGAGTAATTGATTTTGCTTTTCCTGATTGAACGGACTGCTTGGCGTAAGATATTTCATAGAAGCCGCCTATGTAGCCCAAGCCTCGTCAACCGTCTGCGCCGGCGAGACCGCGCTTGGCAATGCCTTGTTCCACTCATTCACGAAATAATACTGAAACTTCCCCGGCGTGGTTATTGAGGTGGAGAAATACCACTTGTCGCCGACCGCCCAGGGAGTCCCGCCCGCCGCGAGCGTGAAAGAGAAGCCCCAGTCTATCGGAATTGAGCCCGCCTGATAGAGAGCCAGCGTGCTGAATGCCACGCCGCTTGTCGCGGTTCCGATATTTATGCTTGCCCCGCCCCGGAAGGAAAGCCGCACGTAGAACTTCGCCGGCACGGTCGCATCGTAACATTCAAGTTCCACATTCACCAAGTCGTGGCATTGCTGCGTGAGTGAAGGTGTGCTGCAAGTTCCGTTGCCTGCGTTATCGTTATCCGCCGCAGGCGTGGTTACCGCGACAATGTTTTGCAGAACCGTATCGTCCGGCGTCTGGTCTATCATAGCGTCATAAAGCAGGTCTATCACCTGGCCAAGAGTTTTCTGCGTCACGCTCAGGTCAAGGCGGACTTCGTCTTTCATAAAATCTGAAAGAGCCGCTTTGACCGCCGCTTGCATTCCGTCCAGTTGCGACTGATCAGAGGCATTCAGGGCGGCTACCACATTCAGTAACCTACGTTCGCCATCCGTGTCATTCAACAAGGCGACCCATTCCGTCTGAACAGTCTCCAGATAGGGCTTGAAAGTCGCCCGAATCATATTGAACTTTTTGATGCCTTTGCCGATTGACGTGAAAATTTTCGTTTTATTGTAAGCCACTATTTCCTCCTAAGGTTCAAGCAAAGGTGCAAAAGGAACTTTCTCAAAACAGAACTCTGGCTTGGCATTCCAGGTGGGCTTTCTCCACTTGCCTCTCAGAAAGCGCTCATTCCAAGTATGCTCTTCGCCCGAATAGGAAATCCTCAGGGTCACCTTCCAAAGTTCGTTGCCCATCGCATCCCAGAACTTTTCGGAACTGGGAGCCTCGCATAACAGACTTTCAGGTCGCGCCCCGCGATGCTTATCGCTATTGACACGCCCAATTATCTTCGTCAATTTTTGGTCGTATGCGTGGAAATCCGCGACTATGATTCGCGCGCAGTAGGTTTTGATAGGCACATAAAGTATCGGCGCCTCGTCCTCGCGCAGAACTACTTTGTCTATCGCCTCGCCGGCGCCGCCTTCACCATACACACTTGGCGCCATTGCCTCAACTTCTTCGTCTGTTAGCGTGATGTTCCCGCCCGGGCGAACCAGCGAATCGCAGGAGTACTCTACCCACTCTTCTATGTGCCCGACCTCTTGCCGCTGTGCCGCTTCGCCTGTGGAATAATCTACGGTTACTTTGCGAAATTCACGCCCGCCGGTTAGCTTAGTCTGTCCAAAATCTATAAGGTTTATATTGCGGCAACGCACATTCGGCAAGGCAGGATGGCTGACACCAATAGCGATTCCTGCTGATGCCAAGTCCGCCATAAAAGTTTGGTAACCCACCTGTAATACCCGCCGCGCTGTAATGCCTTCTGGGCGGATGTTTATAGGATTTTCGTCATCTAACCACGTAACGGACATTTACCAATTTCCTCCTGCTATTGTGAATTTTGATATGACAAAGACGGCATAAAGTTAGCAAATTCGCAGGATCGCAATTTTGCTTGTCGCCATCAATGTGGTGAATGTCAAATAGCCCCATTTATTTCAGCCTTCCTGTAAAATCTGCCTTGACAAAAGCCAGTTGCGGTTGTAAATTTCCGTCAGTCATATCGGGAGGAGAAAAAATGAAAGCGCTTGCGATTGCGGTTGTCGTCGCTACGGCAGTTTTTCTTATCGGATTGGGCATAATCCATAACAGAAAGTCGCAAACCAGTAGTAGAGAACTGAAAAAACTTGAGCAGGCAATAGAAGCCGCCAAGCAGGAATTGAGAGAACGTAATTTTTCAGAAGCGGAAATCGCATATGAAATATCAGGCGCGCGACTTGAACTATTCAGAAAAGAACTTCGCGCGCAAGGAGATAATTGCGAAGAAGACCAACTCGCCCTTTCCGACCTTTTCGTTCCCGCGCTTTTTGCGTTTTTTAGTGCCGGCATCGTTCTACTCGCATTTCTCTGCGTAAATACTCAAAAAAATAGCGCAAAATCAATCTCCCTGTGAAAGCGCATCCACTTTGTCTCGCAAACTTTTTATGGAAATGTCAAGGTCTTTCAATATGCGATTATTTTCTTGCCGTAAAGCCCGCTCCTCGCGTACCAAAGTGCTTTCGGCGGCTTTGACCGCGAACTGTCCTGTTACCGCCGCACGCCAGATATCCCGGGGCGCCATAAATTGGTATTGCTCCGCGCGCATCCTCTCAAGATTTTCGCGGTGTGCTGCGAGTCTTTCATCAAGGTCATCTTTATAACTGCGTTTTTTTTCTTCATTTGTATCTATCTCATCGTGGTAGTCTCGCATCCGCCGCTCGCGTTGTCCCATAAACGCCCTGTTGTTTATCTCTGCTATCTCTTCAGCGGATTTTCTTCTTTGCGCATCCCCGATTCGCCACATCTCGGCAATGCCTTCTGCAAGTTCTTGCTCTTTCTTTTTTTGTTCTTCCTTACGGCTTTCTTCAGCGTCATCGGCTTCCGTTTCCTGCCGTTCCCTTATCTCCCCTACCTCTTCAGCACTCTTACGCAAGTCATCAATCGTATCTCTTGCTTCCTTTTGCCGCCTTGCGGCATCCTCCGTTGCTCTCTTTTCTTTTGCTATCCTGTCTATAGTTTCATCTCGCAACTTGACAGCCTTTTCGCGCATCCGATTTCCGTATTCTAATTGTTCATTCATGCGCGCTTCTATTTCCCTTGGAAGTCTCACCATCCCTTCAGAAAGTATTGGTTTTCCCAACTGTGCTTTTTCTAATATTTTTTTTCTGCCATCCAGCCAGGCATTCCAATAATTGAGATTTACCGCAATGCCAACCAGTTCTTCTTTGTTTTTTTCTTCCCAAAGTTTTCTTTCGCTTTCGGTTTCACCTTTTATGTGTTCACTTGTTATTCGTTCCTTCTTCTCCAAACCTCTGCTCAAAATATCCACATCGGATTTTCCAAATGCCTCTGCCAATTTTTTTGCTTCTTCCGGAGAACGTCCCATTGCCTCAAAGAATTTCTGCCATTCTGCGGCTGCAACAGCCTTTTCGGAAACACCGGTAAATTCCATCACAGACCTTGTCACTTCTCTTTGTGCGGAAGACATTCTTCCCAAAGCATCCACTGTCAAATTTGTGGTTCCGCGATAAACACCCAGTGCGCTGGCAGTTTGCTCTATTTCCTTTCGCAGTTTTTCCCCCTCCAGATAAGATTTTACCAGCCAGCCAATCAGCGCCGCTCCCGCCGCAGCCGCCGCGACAGGCCAAGAATATAACGCCATTCCAACCAGAGAAATGCCTCTCCCGATTCCGCCAAGATGCGTTTCCGCAAGTGAAGACATCCGGGTAAAAGCCATCCCCACCCCTCTGATTTCCGCCTGAGAGAAATTAGATGCGCCACTCATAGCGCGGTTCGCCGCGGCTTCCATATTTGCCGCCTTCTTGCGCGTTAGTGCCTCAGCCTGCGCCAGACCGGATTCAAGCGCCTCAGTTTTCGCAGCAATCTGGACGTATGCAGCCCCGACAACTTCTGCCACAACTATTTCCTCCGGTCACCGCAAACCACCGACCGCGCGAGCCGCAACATCTCTTCCTGCTCGCTTGTCAATTTATTTTCTTCTTCTTCTAACTCTTCTTTAGGAATTCCTACGCCCTTCATCAGAACTCCTACTTGATGCCTTGTCAGATTTTCTATCGCCTTTCCCGGATATGCCTTTGAGAGAGCGCGATAGACGCAATCCCACGTTAGACCGCCGGAAAAGGGATTTCACTAAGTTCCCTCACTTTCGCGTCTATGACTTTGTCAAGATTCGCTTTCGCCTCTTCTACATCATCCTTTTTCAGTTTCGCGTTCACCACGCGCTTGACCGCGATAAGCAAGTCCTGGTTCATAGTTCCAGTGGAACCCTCAAGCCGCATCTCAATTTCAGAGAAGTCAAGAATGGACACTAACTGCTCCGCGTCCTTCTCGGTGACATCTGGATGGGAGTGCTTCAACATCAATAAGGCGCGCTGAATTGCGACCATTCCAGTAGCCGAATACTTCATCGCAAAAACCTCTTCGGCGAGTTCGCGCCTCATCATCAGCGCTATGCGGTCAAGGAGTTTCTGTTTTGCCGCCACCGCATCCCCGGGCAAGACTTCAAGGCGCTTTTTGAGGTCGGCGAATATTTTATCCTCACACCATTGGTCAAGTTTCGCCCAGTCTAACAAAGTTAGCGGGTGAAACTCCCACTTCTTGCCCGCGACTTCCACGGAAAGAGGCGCCGCGATTGCACGGAATAAGTCTGGCATCTACTCCCCTTTCTACGAAACAACGATGTAATCCTCTTTGATTTTGATGCTGGAACCATCCGCGTTTGTCGCCTTCAACTTGACGGTATAAGTTCCCGCTGCCGTGTAGATGTAGGTCGGATTCTGAAGGGCGGATATTGCCGTTCCGTCGTTCTTGAAATCCCACAACCAAGAAGTCGGAGTTCCAGTTGAAGTATCTGTGAACACTACTATCAACGGATCCGCTCCTACTCTCGGCGTCCCTGTGAAGTTCGCAACAGGTCCCGTTCCGTGAGCGGCTATTGTGTAGTCACCATCGGTTTTCGCAGTCACCACGATTCTGCACCGGTCGCCTTGAGGAGTTCCGAATTGCACATCATCTATTGAGATGACCGGGCAGGTTATCGTTATCGCCTTGCCATCATCCAGAATGAGGTCTTCCACAAAGTTGCCGCCTCGGATGCCGAGTCCGCCGCCACCAGTTGACAAAAAGACTAATTGGTTTTTGTTCACGTTCAATTCAAATGTGATGTCAAGATGCGTATTGCCCGGTATCCGCTGGTCTTTGCCCGCGCTTTCAAACTTTGTGCTTGGTTTCCACTCGCAGACTTCCTTCGCTTTCCAGTCATCAACTGAAAGAATTGTGTCAATTCCTACCGCGAGACTTCCGCCCTTGCCCGTGTATTCAGGTGCGTCATACATTTCAATCCCTCCCTGTAAAATTCTGCCAGTTTGTTAGGTCAAAAAGTTTGTCTATCAGTTCAAACAGAAAGAACCACCGCCTTTGGTGGACTGCCTCCCCCGCTCAATCCCGCAAAAATAAAAGAGGCTGAATAAATAAGAGAATCCAAACAGTATTCTTCACCTCCTGACCAATTCCACTCAGCCACTGTATTGAAATTTTTATCAAGAACGTAAATTTTTGCTGGGGCGTTGTAACTGCTCACAAAAATGTGAACGCCATCCGTGCAAAGACAGGGATGCCCTGTCGATGCCTCTTCCTCTTGCCACATCCTATCTATAGTCAATGTTGCGGGGTCAAGGCGAATAACTACCGAGCGCCCTGCATCAAGACCAGCGTAAATATGTGTTCCGAACCAAACCAGCGATTCGCCTGAATCTTGACCCGTTGCACCTGTCCACATATCGGTCTGAACCATCGTGTTCGGATTTATTTGATAAATTTTGGTGAGCACTACGCGAGAAATAACGTAGAGGTATGCGCCACCAAGGGCAATATCGTAAAGCACAGAGGCTGCGATGTATTTCTCCGCAGTTTTCGTCATATTGGAAAGTTGAATCTTTACTGCATAATTGCCCATCGCGACATAGAGATATGTGCCATCGCTAACAAGCGCGCGAGGCAAATAGCGCCCGGCGTATCCGTGCGCGCTCACTTGACTCATATCGGAAGGGTCAATCTTGAAAATACAGTTTGCGCCCACAGCATCTTCTTTGCCTGCGTATAAGAAACCGCCGACCAGACACAGCGAAAGAATACCCGCGATGCTTCCTTCTCCGCAAGTCCAAGTCGCTACCGTAAGCATCGTGGCAAGGTCAACCTTTACAACCGATGGCGGGTCAACTATGCCGACATAAAGGTAGTCGCCATCGGAAGCGAGTCCCTTCAAGCCAAATTGCATATCCGTTCCAGTCCACTGCCCCGATTCTTGCAGAATAGGTATAATGGCGCCCTTGTAAAGCATCACTCTGTAATCTACAGTAAGTTGCCACCAGCCATCATCAGGGTCGCGCCTCACAATCGGAACAGTTGTTCGCCGCATCTCCATAAAGCCAGCGTCCTCAACCGCCAGTTCGCAATAATCAAACAACTTTTCAAGCGCCTCATAGAGCGTCCATACTTCCTCGCTGCCCCGCGCCTCGGAGAAGAGCGAAAACTGCACGCGAACTTCGTCCGTCATTGTGTTGAAAGTATCTTTAGAAGTGCCGCCGATAAAAAAGAAACAAGCATAAGGTGATGGCACGTTCTGTGGCGCGATGTGAAGATGCAGGGGTGCCGACAGATTCCATTTTGCCTTGATACTTTTTGCGAGCGCGCCGAGAGACATCTCAGATTTTCCCTTTCAAAAACATCAAAATTTTACTCGCCTGCCGCCATAGAGCCGGGCGCAAAAAGGGACGAGGCGCCATCTTTCGCGTACCAAGTTCCAGAAGATGCGCCTTTTTGTCGGTTGCAACTATTATGCGGCTGAGCGGCTGGTCTTTGACCACCTCTATTGAGCCATAGAGCCGTCCTGTCTGAACCGCAGGAGCCTCACCTGGAGCACTCGCTTGAACCTTCTGCTTGCCTATCGTCTCTGTAAGGATAAACCCTTTTTTTCTTGGCAGTTTGCCGCTCTTCGGTTCAAGCATAGACATCTTGGCATCGTCTTTTACCATTTCTGCTGCGCTCTGAAGAGCATCCTCTGTGAGTCCTTCAATCTTCGTCATAAATTGTTCCGCGTTCCACTTGAGAATCATTTTCGTTCTCGCAAAGCAAGTCGCAGACAGCCTGTTTTTGAACCCGCCATCGGTTGCACCCAAGTTATGTAAAAAATCAGATAGAACTTTCCGCCGATTTCTACCGCCCCGGGGTCATCGGCGGTAGTCTCTTTTATCACGCGGTCTTTTTCCGTTATCATTTCGGTCTGCGGCTTGCAAACAATCCCGTATGAGGCATCTACCTCCAGTTTGCGAAACGCCGCTACTTCGCGCCCGGAGAGCGCGTAGAAGTGACCGGTCAATTCTGTGAGGTCGTTCCACTCTTCGGTTTGACTTCCGTATTCGTCAGGCGTTTCGGTGACTCGCTGAACGGTTGCGGTTTCCCCGTGGACCCGAATCAGGTCATCCAGAGCCGCGCCCGATAGAATATCGCCGAACAGAGACATCGCATTCTCCGGAGAAGTTTTCAAGAGGGGACGTTTTTACGCGCCCCCTCCCACTTATGACGTCCACACGCTATAAGCGTAGTTGCCGGTCTATGTCTCTATCCGCATCAGGTGCGCGAAGTAAGCGTCAAAAACCACTTCCATAACGAAATTGCGGACGCGGAAAACATCTCCGCGAATTTCGTTTGAGCGGTATTGCTCAATAACCTCGTTCTCCGGGCTGTCCTCTGTCCAGAGCAACGTTCTGCCAAGTCCAGAATGCGCGAGCGGAGCGCCATCGCCATCGGCGACCTTCGCAAGCATCGCGTATTTGTAATCCCAGACCTGCGCGCTCACAAAGGTCTGTCCCTCTTTCGCAGAGTTGTAAACCTTCTTGCCGACAATTAGTTTTTCCAGTCCGAAGATTGCGGCCATATTCGCGGCCAGCATTGCTTGCGTGATGACGCCGGCTCCGACGAACCGCGCAAGAATCTCCGTGTTTTTGAGCAGGTTGTCAAGCGCTGCGGCGCCGATTATCAGCGCGTTCGGCTCTTCGCCGATGTTCGCCCTGATTATCGCCTTCGCCGCCATTATGTGTCCGATGGCTGAGGATGCGGCTGTTGACCACGGGGTCGCCTTATTGTCAGTATAGAGCGTTGCGCCATTCCACGTGGTCGTGTTGAACAGAAGCGCCGAGGCGCGTCTCTCCTGTGCAACCAAGAACCGGTGCACGGCGACTTCCACCGTCTCTTTTTCGGCGTCAAAGTCTGACTTGAATCTGCGCCGTGCGACATCCGTTATCGGCTCTTCAAAGCCCTGTTCCTTACACAAATACGGAAGATCTTTCAGCGCGATGCCGGAACGCGCGTATGCGGACCCGTCCTTGTGCGTCGTATCCACTGGTCGCAGGATGCTTTCGCGCGTCTGAACGCTCAATGCTGCGCCCTCTTGCTCTACGCCGTAAATCGGCAACGCCTGACGCGCGATAAATTGTTGCGCGGCGATGTCGTATTCCCTCACCGCCTCCACAAGACCGGCGCGCGCCGGCGCGTAAACCGGATACTCTACTGCCATCTTCTTCCCCTTTCCTAAAAGGTTTTCTGTTTCAAGAAGGGCGGGCGAACCCGCCCCATCGGTTTTTGCTCTATACTGTCGTCCAGCAGCAAACCACCGGAATCACGCAATCGCAGCCATTAGCCGCGTTCTCGTTGGTCACGCAGTTCAGCGTTCCTGCCGCGGCTACATCTGTATAGGCGTCGTTTATTGTCGTGAAGTTGAAAATCACTTGGTCGTTGATTGCGCCCAGTTCTTTTGTGTCAGTGATGGCATTCGCGGCATTTTTGAGCGTCACCTCGTCATCCGCGTGCGCGCCGTTTCCGCCCGCCTTATAGCAGGGCAGAATGCTCAATATGCGCAATTTCTTGCCTGCCGGAACTGTGTATGTGAGCGTTCCCGCGGCTGTCGGTCTGAAAGTGATGGTGAACGGAACCCCGACACCGACGCCGCTGCCAACCGCGTCAACCGCCAGTGATAACTGGTCCCAGGACGCAGCCGCGCGCCTGAAACATAGAACCTCCACGATGTCATTGAGCGCAGTTGCCGCCTCCAGCGCGGTTCCTACGACATCGCCAGTTCCGACATCATCCACCATTCCGTCCGCGGTGGGGTAAAGGTCAGCGCCACAGGCAAACGCCGTGGTCGCTACCATCTTATGCGTCCCCGTCGCTGTCAGAAGTTTTACGGCAACTGGCAAACCTGTCGTTGCAGCGTTCAGAGTCGTGCCTATCCACGCTTCGGCTGCGCCTGAATGCACCACCGTGCCATCAGCCTGCACCTTTACGCGGCGGTGAATAGCGACTGTCCCGCCAGCGATAAAGGTCTTTACATTTCCTTCAACCTCCTGTGCCATTTTTTTCCCTCCCAAAAAAGCCTTTCTATTGTTTATCTGAAAACCGTGCGCTTCCTTTTCTATTTTCCTACGGCAACGCCGCGCGTACCTCCTCTCTGGCTATTCTTGTAGAGTTCCGAATTCTGCGCCGCGAGTTTGGACATCGCTGCGCTCAGGGAAATTCCCTCGGACTTCGCTTTCTCGTGAGCCAAAACCACGAAATCCTTTCCGTCCTGTGCTGATTCGTGAAACTCAACCGGTGGCGCGCCCGATGCCGCCTTCGCCTTTTCTACGAGTTCGGCGTTCGTCTTTTTCTCCGCGGCAAGTTTCACCTTTAGCACTTCCGCGTATGCCGCCTTCGCCTCCACGAGTGAAGAGCCCTTCTCAAACTGCTCCATAGCAAAGGCGGGCTCGTCTGAAAACGCGGCTTTCAATTCCGCGAGCCGCTGTCTCTCCGCAAGAGCCGCCTCTGCCCTGATTGCGTCCTCGTTGAGCACCTCGGCATCAACGGCATTGTCTTTTTCCGCCATCGCCATTTCTCCTTTCGCAAAAGAGTTCTCAAAATTTCCCACACTGTCTATAAGTCCCAAGCCTTTCGCCCGTTCCGCAAGCCACACTTGCCCCGTTGCGAGCGTAGCAATTTTCCCTATCGGCTGCTTTCTTCCACGCGCGACTTGAGCCACAAAATTCTGCGCGATGTCATCAATCACCTGCTGAATCGCCGTTATCTGTGCCTCGGTGATTTCCGCCCCGGGCACGCCCATCCCCTTGTGCTCGCCGCTGCGTATCACGTGAACCTTGATGCCTTCTTTTTCCGCCTGTTTTGAGGAATCTACGATAGTTGTATAAAGTCCGATTGAGCCGACTTTCGCGTTTGCGTTCGCGTTTATTGTATTTGCCTGTGAGGCAAGCAAATACGCGGCTGAAGCGCCGAGGTCGTCAATAAACGCATTCACGGGTTTCTTCCCGCGCGCCTCAAAGATGGCATCCGCCGCCTCCTGCATACCTGCGACCTCGCCGCCCGGCGAGTTTATTTCCAGAACTATTCGCTTCACTGAATCATCGGCGAGTGCATCGGCGATATTCGCGCGAATATCTGTGTAAGAGGTCGCTTCCATCCCAAGTAATTGGAGCATCCACGGCACATTTTTCAGTAGCAGACCGCTTACAGGAATGGTCGCAACGCCATCGGCGATGGTCATTTTGCTCTGCCGCTCTTTCGCTTTTTGCTGCGCCGCTTGCACGTTTATTGTGCAGATTTGCGCCTGCGAACCGCTGAACTCGTGCAGTTCCGCAAAGAATGCCTGAAGCGCCTGCGGCTCCATAGCCCAGATGCGCCCCCTCAATTCGCCGAGAAGAATCGCGTAGAGGTCGCCCGCGAGAACGAAGCCCTCTGCGGCTTCGCCTTTTTTCTTTTCCTCTTTCGCTGGCTCAAAACTTATTCCCTTATGCTTTCTGCAATGCGAGCGCGCATCGGCGACCGGCCAAGTATCCTTCGGATAGCGGTATGCCTGGTCTTCCCATTTGTCTGTCTTTATCAGCACGCCGCGAATCACAATGTAAACGCGGTTATATTCCGGGCTCTTGCGTTCTTGCTGTCCCCAATTTTTATCACCTTTTTTGAAAAGCGAGGGAGAGCGCAAGCGGCAAGAATGATGATGTTCAAAGGGCACGCCTAATCCTCCTCTGGGTTTTCCTCTTTTTCTTTTTTCTTCTGTTCGTCTTTTGACAACCCAAGCGTCTGTCCGCCCGGTCTTCCCGGCTCTGTCTGTGCCGGTCTCATACCGCAGAATATCTGCCAGTCAACGTGTTCACCGGTATCTGCTTTTATTTTCTGCGCGTGTGCTATTGCATCCCGCACTTCGCGGTCACGCGCGGCAACTACTTCGTCTCTGTCCTGATTCTGCGATTTCAGAACCGCCGCGTGTGTGGTAAAGCCGCGGTCAATTTTCAATCCTTCGGCTTGTGTCTCCTTCTCCGGGTCAATCCACGGAGGGACAGGTTTTATCCACTCGTGTTTTGCCATATCGTCACGCCTTGTGAGTTTTCTATCCGCGACCCATTGCTCAAGTTTCCAGAGATAAAGTTGGCCCATAGCCGCAGTGTCAAGAAGTTCCTGCCAGAAGACAAACGCCTGATGATATGCTTGCTGAATGACCGCGCGGCTCTGTGAATAATTGCTCTGCGTCCAATCCAGCAAAATCAACTCAAGCGGCAAGCCGATAGGAAGCCCGATAAGCCGCAAAAACGTTCGTATCGCTTCTGTGAAATTCTGACCGGGAATGTTGCGCTCTATGCCGGAAATTTTTTCCCCGGGTTTGCCGTGAAAGAATAATGCGTATCCGAGTTCCTGCATTCGCGTGGTGAATTCACCCTCGCCCGCACTTTTGCCCGGCTCTTCTTTGCTGGTCGCAAACGCTTGCTCGCCCGCCTCCTCTTGTTCCACTGCGACCGCAAATCTTGAGAGTATCTGCCACGCTATCGCCTCCGAATCACAGATGTCGCTTATCCTCTCCAGCATCGGAAATGCCGTCTGGCAGGGCGGGACAGAGCGCGTACTGGAGGGTCTGTCCGGGTCAGAAATAAAGAGGAAATCATCGGGGCTGTATGTTTGTGTTTTTGCCTTTTGAATATATCCTGAATCGCTATACGGGCAGACGGAGAAACTTGTGATTTGCCCATACTTTCCCAGATTCACGCCTGATAAATTTCTGGAGTTTGTTATCTGCTCAGCCTCAAACAACTGAATGATGCCACCTTTCACCTTTAGGAGTCCCGTATCGCCGGCGACAAACAATTCTCGGCATAGCATTCGCTCCACCTGAAGCCCTGAAAGAATCCCGCGAATTTCGGGTCTCTTCCAATATTCGTTCCAAAGCGCCTCCACTTGTGCGTTCCATACCGGATCTGCTGTGCGCGCCTGAAAAGTAAAACCGGGACCAACAATATATGCGACCGCGCGGTTTATCATTCCGCGGTAAATCCCATTGTCCCGGAGATACATTCGCGATTGGTTTATCAGGCTTTCGCGGTCATACTGTTCGTGCCTTGAGCCAGCGCCCGGCATCCCGGAGCGCCCTTCCTTGCGAGCCACGCGCGCGGAATGGAATCCATACTGCGTTCTTATCTGCGGAAATGTATCCGTTTCAACTATCAATCAATTATTCCTCTTGCCGTGGTGAAGGATGCGCGGTTCGCATTTCCAACAGTTCGGATATATTTTTCTACTGCGGCAATAGTTTCATCTGAAGGCGCATAACTGACAGATGCTCCGCCATCAGATGTTGCAGTTGGACGATTTTGACGCAACCAAAGCGCCGCCTCATAAAAAAGCCGCGCCTTTGCTGGAGAATCCATCCAGAGAAGATTCGCGTTCAACTGCGCGAGCGCGTCAGCCAAAGTTGAAATCGCATCAAGCGCCATCGGTTCTCCAATTCGCGGCATCAAAAAAGCCCACTTGCTTGTGCACAAGTGGGCTTATGATGCCTTTCGCCGGTTGCGAGCCGGTCTGCTAATTGTTCTTCGCTATCTTGCATACTCCGCAGAATGATGAACGCAACAGAAAAATTCGGATTTGCAGAAAAAAGTTGCTATATCAGTAAAAAAATTATTAGATGTAACAAAAAAGTAAAAAATTGTTTGAGGGCGAAAGAGAAATACCAACGAGGTGGTAAGAGGCGGAGGAGGTAATTTGGAAGGCAAATAGAGGCGTTTTTGCACGATTATGAGGCAAACGGTTAGGACGATAGATAGGCTTTTGGGTCTTTCTTCAGATAGAACTTTTCGCCCAAGCCAATTCGCGCAAATTCTGCCTTGTGAGTCCCAACATATATTCGTGGTAAAGATTATCTTTGATAAAGACCGGAATCCTGTGAGTCTTTGCGAATTCAAGTATCGTTTGAATCCAAGACAAGTCGGGAATTACCACAGGTCTCGTCTGTGCGCCTATGACAATCTGACCAACCGTGCCTATCGCCTCAAGGGTCTCGCGTTTGATTTCGCCGAGGAGAGGTTCAAAAGAAATCCAGATTTTCGCGTTTTGAGGATAACCAAATTTGTTCTGCTTTATACTCCTTGCGAACTCCAGCGCATTTTCTTCAGAACAAATAGTAACTCCAAACCAAAAGTGACTACGCCAAGCATAATCAAGATTTATTTCTGCTCTCACACGAGAAGCAAAACGGGGATAATTTTTTGTGAGAGTAAGGATAATATGGTTTTGTGAGGCTCTCGCTAAAGCCTTATCTGCATCTTTGACGGCAAGTCGCAATTTGAACTCTTCTGCGTTTCGGGGATATAGATTGCGGAATTTTTCACAGACCCAATCACTCATAAAGTTCGCGGCTATCACGCGCGGCTTCTTCCAACGTAGAGGCTGCTCAAATCGCTCGGTATGAATGTGCGGTTCAAAGTTGGAACACTTCTTGCAACCGATATTCGCGCCGAACTGAAAAACTGTGCCGACAGACCGCCCGTTGGCATCTGCGATATTGCCAAACACCGTGAACGGAATATGCCACGGTATCATTCGCGCCGCAACGCGGGCAGGTTATCTGCGCTCCGACAGCTGAAAGTTGCGCGGTCTCAACAGGCAGGTCGCTTGCAATTTTCACCTCGCCGCCTTCGGTCGGCGATAATGCTCGCAACGCCTCAAGCAATACCGCTTTGCTCATACTTGAAAATCCTTTCACCTTTCCGCGCGCGAGTTCGCGCAGTTCCAAGATACCCAAATTCTCAAAGTCCATAGCAATCTCCTTTCTGTTATTTACCCAGTTTTTCTATTGCCTTGCGAAGCGTTTCCTGTTCGCCGTTTTTCGTGACTTGCCATTCCGCGGGAATGGTCACTTTTATTTTTGCCGATTCCATCGCCTCTCCCTTCCTGCAATAATCAGACGAAACGGACAGACCCACTGTGCGACTTTCAGCACCAAGATTGTGAGCCAAAGACGCGGCTTGAAAAACGGCGGATACTTTATGGTGACCTCAATTTCAACCATAGCCGTTGGATTCACCGTAACTTTGCCTCCAAGCATAGCCGCTCCTTTCAATATCTCGTCCTAATTCTCCGTTCCCCCGCAACCGCAACCTGATCTTCAGGCGCTTTTGCCTTTTCACTCACAGATGGTCTGACAGGCGGTCTCGCGCGCGGCAAGGCGCTCACGCCAAGAATGTCGGCAGCACACCGGCACAACGCCGTGCAGTCAAGATAGTGATTCGCATAATGTTCTTGATACCAATAAATATGAATTCCTTTGCCTGGAATTCGCTCTTCTATTTGCCGCTCCGCCGTTATCTGCTTTGCAAATTGCAGGTGATGGGTCGGGCTACCCTGAAAGAGAGATAGGCTTCCGGGCGCACCGAGGAGAATGCGAAAACCCTCGTGGACTTCGCGCTTCCATTCGTCTGAATTCACGCATATCAGGCGAGTCCTGTATTCATCCGATTGCCGCGAGATAAACCAGTTGCGCCCTATTTGCCTGCCCTTTGCTGGATGCGGCTCGTGCCATCGGTCTTGACCGAGTCTGCTACCAAGCCCTTTTGATGACCAATATGGTTTGGCATTCTCGTGCGTAAAAAAATAAGTGTATTCAGGCTTATAGCCAGAGTCCACGAGTATTATATTCGGCATCACCTTGCTGCCATCTGCCTTCTGCCAACCGAAATCAAGAATTTCATTTTTCAAACTGCGCAATGCGTGTAATATATTTTTTGGGTCTTTGCTGTGTGGGTCGGGTTGCGGAACGGGAGCCGCTCTGTAATCTATCAGGTATCCTTGCGCATCGCCCGTCCACGCCCAAGCCGTCCAATGCAAATCTGAAATTCCAACATCAATACCCATCGTGAGAAACTTGGCTTCGTTTGGCACAACGCCTCTCGGGTACTTATTCAGTTTCTCCTGCACCGATTTTACGTCTATACTTGACAAATCCTCCGGCTCCTCTTCCCAGGGCAATGCCCAAGTGAACTGCATCAATTCCTTCTGTGCATCTGAAGTTCCCAAGCGGTTCGCCTCAAATTCCTTTTGCCCGACAAATGCTTGACTCTTCAGGGCGCTGTGCATCGCATTCCAGCGAAAGCCGAAGGTCCGGGTCGGCGGCGGCTCGCCCTGAAGATTGCCCTGCCTGTCAACAGTCTGCCCTTCCGCAATCAGAACCGGCTTATTGAGCGCGGTCATCCGCTCTTCTTCTGTCCACGCCTTACCGCATTCCTGACACACATAAGCGCTTTTCTCGCGCGCCTCTATTACATTTTTCGCATCCTGCCAGCCTTTGAACTGTTCGCGCTCCGGGATGATATAACTTCCGCAGTGAGGGCAGGGGATGGCGATTTTACTGTTCGTCCCGTTCACAGTAATTTCCTGATTCATCCGCCCGCTTGTCTTGGACATCGTGGATTCCATAAATGTATAAGCAAGGTCAACCTTTGCGAACGATGCGGTTCGCGCGATTATCTCCGAGACCTGAAACCAAGTCAGCACATCCGCCTCTGTGATAAAAACTATCCGCGCGGGAAAAGCCCTTCGCTGCTCTTCGCCACCGCCAGCAGCCATAAACCGCAGGCGTGCGCCGTTGCCGAACAAAATAGACTCCGACCTGCCGCCGCGCACGCCGCGCCCTGTCTCCGGCAAAAGATTCGCATAAGCAGTATGCAGAATCATAGGCTTTATTTCGGTCTCAAACTTTCCCTGTCCTATCTCCATCTTCGGCGCCGCGAAGATGATGTTCTCCTGCATCTCAAAGAGGAAATACGCCATCGGAATTATTAGAGCAAGGGTCGTTTTGCCATCTTGAACCGGACCCGAGATGGCAAAAATCTTATAGCGCCCCGCGTCAAACTCGTCCAGAATCAGCCCCGTCCACGGCATAAAGTCGCAGGAGAAGCGCAAGCCCGCCCGCGGTCCGCCCGGCGGAAGTATAATCTCCTCCTCCGCGAACTGGCGCATCGTGCGAACCTGACGCGGACGCATTGCGGAGAAGAGCGCGCTGACTGGCAACCGTATGTTTTTTCTTGTGCCTATCATTTTCTACTCCTGTCTCACCATACCTGCCATACCCAGCCTTACCGCACCGAATTATACCGGACCCGACCGCGCCTTACCAGACCACAACCGACCGCAGCGAACCAAATCTTCTATTTTCCTTTTTTGCGCTTTTTCAATCCCAGTCTTTCCCAATCACCTTGAGCCTTATCTACCAATTCTCTAATCGCGGCGCCTACTTTCGCGCCATGTAATCGCGCTACAATTTCCGCACCGACTTTGAAACTGCGTCCAACTTCAGCCAGTTGCATACTCACAATCGCGCTTTCCACAAGTTGCCCCTCCGCCTTCTTATTCTCCCGCTCCGCCTGAGATGCCTTCGCCGCCCGATAACGCTCAAGCGCTGGAGAACTTCCTCCGCGCATCAGCGGGTCGCTTTCGCCCGTTTCAATTCGGCTTAGACGCCATCTAAAAATATCAAACACATTATAAAGCGCAGGCTTATTGCCAACAGAGCCTTGATGCATTGGCATCCCTTCTTTTAGCCACGACCTAATTGTGCGCTCCGTGACTCCAAAGCCATCTGCGAGCGCCTTCGGAGTGACAAGAAGCAAACTGCCCGCCTCGCGCCCGTGGACTGGAGCGAAGCCAGCCTGAACCGCAAGTTTGAGAAGCCAAGCGAATTTTGCATCGCTGGTTGCTGCGAGCCGAAGCATTTCAGCAACCTTTCCCTGCCTTTTTTTATCTATCGCTTCGCGCATCCTGTTCGCTTTCGGTATATATTCGCTTGTTGATTTCTGCGTTTCAATGCCTTATGACCACCTATGCTTTTTTTCACAAGCGCAAGAAACGCTTGAGGGGAATCAAGCACGAGCGAATTGGGAATCCTCAAAACGAAAAAGCCTCTTTCGGTCAAATAGGTATCTCTCTTTTCGTCATAAAATGTTTGAGATGGGCTTTTGTAGTGGTATTTACCATCTATTTCTATCACGATTTTGTATTCTTGTGACAAAAAATCGCAAATATAATAACCCTGTATAACTTGCGATTCAAACTTTTCGCCCAAATAAGTTACGTCCAAAAGTTGTCGCGCCCATTTTTCGGCGCGAGTTGGTTTTTCCTTTATTCTCTTGGCGCGACCAAGCAGTTCTATTTTTATCGGCTTTATCTTTTTTCTCCGCGGCATCCACCGATAGGGATTTTTATGAAACTGCATAATTATTTTTTCCTTTTCGGCTTGTGGACATTTTATTCGTATCCCTCCCGCTCAATCTCCGGCGGCAAATAGACGTTGAACCTGAACTTTCTCCTGAACTTTCGCCGGCGCCTAAACCTCGCCTCGTTCTTGTTCTTGAACCTCTGACAAAATACTATACCTAATTCCGTGTCAGCGCAAATAACTTTTTTCGCGCAGCCTTCCTCAAAGAAACTTCCGCCGTGGACGCACTCCGCGCAAGCCTCGTATGTGAACTCGCCAATGACGGCGCTCGCGTTAGTGGTTCGGAGTTCCGGAACTTTCAAGATTTAGCCTTGCTCACTGCTAACTCAAGTTCATTCATTGCTAAAAAAATATCCGTGTATTCCTGTAAATCGCGATAACGCTGCCGCAAGTCTTGAATATCCTCATAAAATTGCTGGAGCAATTGCGCGCGCCCATCTGCTTGCGATAGAATGTTCTCCACCGCGATATAAACTCCTTGCCTTCCGGGTTTCCAGTCTATATTTTGGAAGGCTCTGACTTCCAGCGGTTCTTTGTTTTCTCGCTCCACGAGGAAGATAAGGCAGTTCAAAATGTGCCGCGCCTGCATCTTGCGATATTCCACCCCGCAAACTTTATCGTTCCACGTGAATTCGCTGTGCAGTTCCGAAGTCGCGGGTTTTGCCTGCTCTATCAATTGCTGGTCGGTAACGCCGCCGTTCCTTTTGTGCAGCGCGTATATTTCTCTTGCTGCCTTCTGCGGGTCTGCCTTTATCTGCGCGCCCGACTTCCAAGCGTAAGTCTTTGCCATCTTCCGCTCCTTTCAGAGTTCCAGAACCAAAAACCGAAACCATACCTGCCTTACCTTGCCCTACCGCACCAGACCATACAGTGCCATACAAAAACCTGCCTGACCCTGCCAGACCGAGCCTGACAAAACATCGCCTGCCAAACATTGCCTCGCCTCACCATACCTGACGGGACTTTGTCAGACCAGACCTCACCAGACCTTACCTCATATTGCCTGCCTCACCGAACCAAGCCAAACACAAATATGCTCCATCCTACCGCACCAGACCGCGCCATACCTGCCAAGCCCTGCCAAACCGCACCGCACCTTACCAAACCTTGCTTGACCGCACCTGCCTTACAGCGCCCTATTCAACCAAACTATGCCCCACCCCACCCCAACAGACCCGACCCGACCGGACCAGACCGGACAATACCTGCCTTGCCTTGCCAAATTCCACAAGACCCGACTTCGCAAAATCTTACCTAACCACACCATACCACATTAGCGTTTGAATTGACCTATTTCTTCGCCTTTCTTTCCTCCAAAACTACGCGAAATCTGCCAAACGTTCCGCCGCGCTCCGGTCTCCAATCCCCGACTCCCACCATCGCGCCGGCAATGTTGATGAGATTTATGAGTTGCTCAAGGGAGAGCAGGTCGGCGTTATACTCTATCGGGAGAACCGCCGTCCAATCCCGCAACTGCGGTCTGAAGATTACGCAGGCGACCCCGTTCTCAAGCCTGCCAATATCCTCGCGCTTCTCAAGTTTCCCTTCTATCGGTATGAGTTCCCTGCCCTCTTCCGAAGCGTAAACTCCCCGCACGAAAAACATCCCGCGCGCCCTGGTCATCGGAAGTCCTGAAGCATAGCGGCAAGCGTTTACTATCGCCTTTTTGAAGCCATCAGCGGGAAACGCCGGCTTCCCATTGCAGCGGTAAAGCGCCTGCTCAACCTCTTCATCCGGAACGCGATTTTCCCTGATTTTCTTCGCCGCGCCCATCTGCTTACCCAGCATCTCCTTCCTTGACTTTTCAGAGAACTTGTGAATGATTAGGAGGTCTCCCGCAATCTTGACCTCTGTCTTTGCTATCTTCAGCGCCTGAATACTTACTGCCACTTCTTGCTTTGCCATCAAAATCCCCTTTCAAGTAAAAAACTATACCTCACCAGATTCCACAAGACCCGACCGAACCCAACAATGCCTGCCTTACCAGACCCAACCTAACCTAACCTTACCAGACCCAACCATACCGCACCTCCTTTCGCCCACAAATGCCCTGTGAAGCCTCCAAATCCAAAACGCCGTAGTTTGGTATATCCTACCTCTCCGGACGCGCCTGAAGCCCTCCTGGACGCCTTGTAGCCTGTGAAT